TATACAAGTAATAAAGCTGCTGTAACCGCTGCGCTGTAACCGCTGCGCTGTAACCGCTGCGCTTTATACAGTCTCAATCGGACGCTCAACAATAATCATATCGGCGCGATAGATAAAATCACGAGTCCAGACATTACGGTCGTGCGGCGGTGAAACCCACTTATCAGGTGCGACAACTACAGGGTCTTTGTACATAGAAAGGTAGGAGCCCCACCAATAAAAGGAAGAGTTTGATATAATATATTTTTTGAATAACGTCATTGCGGCAAGTTGCACAATGTCATTTTTCATACTGATATCAAAAAATACGTACTGTTGTCCAATAAAATTTCGCCGGCACCACTCCATGTCATCTGTGGCAATATAGTAGCGCTCCGCAGGCAACAGTTTCATCGCCTTTTGATAATAGACCATTCCGCACGGATTATGTATAGTGGGACTTTTAAGATAGTCACCGCGTCTAACCCCAATAAAGACATAGTCGTGCTCTTCCAAAAGTTCAGTGTATTCAAACCCGGTTTCAAGAAGCCATTTTGAATAGCCTTCATCAGGTGTAAACAGAGCACGAATTTCATCCCTGTACTTGATAAAATTCTGCTCGCTCTGATAATAGCCCTGCAGACAGATAGATATCTGTGCACCTGAAAGGTCCGCTAAAAGAGGGTAATACGAGTATTTTTTAGCCATATAGGGGATGAAATTCTCCACGGATGGACAAAACGTGAATTTTTTGTACAAATTGTCTTTATAATACGGTAAATTATTTCCCTGACCGCCAATCGGTACAAAATTTGAGTCACATAACACATATTTGAATCCTAGCTCTTTAGCAAGACTGTAGCCAGTAGCAATTTCAAACATCTGGTTGCCCACGCCTCCTATTACAAGGTTTGTAATACAAGCCATTCCTAGTTATATGACAATTTCATTTATATAGTTTTTCTACTTAAAATTGAGAAGATAGACCTAAAATAGAAGTGGTCAGATGGAGACCGAAGAACTCTTTGACCTAATTGCACGGACGCGCCCCGTTGTGCTCGAAATTCTAGAAGACCAGGGATACGATACAAAGCCCTATGCAAATCAGTCACCTACCGATATCGTTCAGATGGCGATGGGTGGACCCAACCCTCTACGCATCCGCGTGCTTGAGCGCGAAGGTGCGCCGATGAAGCGCGCCCAAGTGTTCTATTGGGTATTTGAAAAGGTAAAGGCGTCACTAGAGCGCCGTATCGAAGAACTATGGGATATCGAAACGTTCGGCGAAGGAGCGGCTGACCAGACGATGGATGAAGCCATTGTCATTTTGAACGAGCCCGTGCACGACGCATTTCACGCGATGGTAATCAAGCAATGGCAAGTAAATAAGCGTCGAATGGTATTCTTTACTATTAAGCAACTGGTAGCCAACCCTTCCCGTCATATTCTACAGCCCAAATTCCGCAAAGTCCCGGCTTCAGAGATGCCTGAATTGGCACACTTGCGGCTTCGCACCAAGAAGAATCTTCCGCTTATCAAGTTTCATACTGATATCATGACCCGTGTTCTAGGTCTCGTTCCAGACGACATAGTTGAAATCATTCGTCCTTCACCCACGGCTGGAGATTATAAAATGTATAGGATTTGCGCTATATAATTTGACAAAGACCGATAGGGGTGATGGACCAAGTCAGACGATTGGTTGAAAAGGGTGATATTCTCAATTACGACGCGTGTGTCGCGAATCAACAAATTTGGGGTTTAGCCTCGGCAAATAAGTTGCCCGGCGACGACGCAGGTATGAGCCAAACAAGACTCGGTCTCTGTACGAATTTTTTTAAGAACGGCTTCTATCGCGGAGGCATAAGCGCAGCGATAGACGATCGTAAATCAGCGGATGCCAATGAATGGACACCAGAGCGGAGAAAGCAATATGTACAGATTCGCGACGATATCGTCGCAAACTTTCGTAATAATGCCACCGTTCTTAAATCGCAAGCAGCACCCGCAGCCTTAGGTTATACAGGCGCTGCTGAGCAAGTTGATGCGGCTAAAGGAAAGGTAGATACATTAACGGCAAAAATAGCCGCCGAAGTGAGTCGTCTTACAAACTACGCCACCGCGTTGCAGAATAAAAATGGTCCCGAACTTATTTCAGAAGTGTCCGAAACAGAGTTTAAGCTACGTACTTTAGAAAAAGAAAACAAGGAATACGAAAAATTAGCCGAGCTCCGCTCTGAGCAGGCTACAGATGTATATAATAAGTATGAAGGAAACTACCATTCATCGATGTTTGGATATATGCCACTACATCCTTCAAGCCGGTCGGCGCTCCTAACAACAGCTATCTTTTTTGGACTAGTAGCACTCATTCTTATAGGTGTTAAAGTTGCAAAGTTTCTATTACAAGACTCCAAAATCCACACAGTTGTTACGCCGGCTGTAGCAGCGAGTACTAGTTATTTGCAGCGCGGCGTTCGTGCTGCAGCTGCGCCACGCTTCTAATTTTTATCAAAACGCTCTTTTACGAAACCAATGGTATTGTAAAAGAACATAGATAATATATCAGAGAAGGACCAATGAGTGGTAACTATTTCGTCAAGAATGTTCCCGGTCTGTCAAACCCCGATTTATGCCCTGCGGTAAGCACAGTCTTTAGCATAGCGCAGCTAACTGCTAACTACGAGGGTGGTATTGCTACGACAAATCTAACACCCGATGCGACGACAAATCGTATCCCGGTTTCGCAATTACAATCATATGTTTCTGGACTCACCCAGCGCGGCGTTATCCCTGACCACGTACCCAAGCCGGATTCCCGGACTAAGTCGATGGAGACGGACATGGATAGGCTTCTTAATGATGATAGTGCCTTCTTTACAAAGGTCCGCGAAGAGTATTGCTACTATGAAGCTCGTTACAAGTTTGCTCTCCGCCGCTTTTTAGAATTGGCGACGACGCTGGACAACTCAAACAACGATGCCGCCCGGCAAATGTTAAATTTAAGCACTGTGCTGAACCAGAAACTCAACAATATGTTGGAAGTTATGGCGTATGTTACTGATAATCGCGTCGCTTTGATTAATAGCAACAAGGATGCTATCAATAGCGGTAATAGTAAAATCAACCAGCGCTTAGCCGAGCTCAAGGGTCAATATGGGCTGCTGTCGCGTGATAACGCTATGATTGAGACGCAGAAGGAGATGGTTCGCTATACAAAGGAGAAGAATGATTATACGGTTAACCAGATTTCAGTCTTTACGGCTCTAAACGTGCTTGCTATCGCTGCGGTATACGCTATCTATCGTGCGGCGCCAGGTACGTAAGTATTAGGATATGTTTTATCAGTTTGTTTGTTGATACATTGATAAACCCCCGGACCAAAATAAGCAAACTTACAATAGAGCAACCGCGATGGGTAATACAGGATCTAACCCGTGGATACCACTGACGCAATCAGTCCAAGAGATTGAGAAGATTCAGTTCAGTTACGACTTGCGTAAGAATCCCGACGACTTTAACCGTTATGTGTCTGAGCGTGTTGATAGAATCAGCAAGGAAACGATTGATAAGAAACGGGCTGCATTTCAAAAAGCACATACAGATATGGGTCGATATTTCGATATGGACCATAATGCAAACTACTATAAAATACGTAACAACGACGTTCTCAATCTACAGGACCAGATGTTGCAGAGGTCAAGAGCCGCGTTTCAGGGCATCAAGCACGATAAGGATTTGACTCGCCGTCAGGCTGAAATCAATGAGTGGTATTTCAACGATAAGTTGGAGACGCTTTTTTTCCTACAGATGTTCTTCATCGTCTTACTGACGATGTCCCTCATCATGTACGTACAGAAGAACGGCTTTATCACATCCCAGTTTGCCGCCTATCTAACTGTCATCCTTCTTGCTATCGTCATCGGCACAGGCATCTACCGCAGCCGCTACACCAAGGAGGCGCGCGACCCCCGCTTCTGGAGCAAACGCAGTTTCCGCGAGCAAGAGGTTCTGGACACAACCGCCGACACCCCCGACCAGTGTGCGCCGCCTGGCAGCGGGTCGTTCATACCCAAGTCGGTCAGCGATTGTGCGAACAAGGCGCAGAAGGCTGCGCTACTCGCGGCGAACTCCTCGCTGGCATACGCCGAAGATTCAGCCAAGCCGTACGGACAGATTGCGCTCGGAGCCGCAGAGGCATCAGGTGTGGGTCTGGGTGTTGCGGGTCTCGGTCTGGGTGTCGCCGTCGGCGCGCCGCTCGTTGGCGCAGGTCTTCTTGTTGGACAAGGCTTATCCGACACACGTTCTGTGGCGAACAAGGGTGGTGCCGCGGCGAGCCGTGCGGAGGCGCAGCTCGAGGCAGATACATTGGCGTATATCACGGGCGAAGGTCGCCCCAAGACGGACCCCAATGCGGCAGCCACGTGCCCGTTCTAGAGTTAATCAGTCTATGCTTGTATCACAATTTCAAAAATTGCTATACAATAAGTATTTGGTTTCGGTAGGGAGAATGGGTTGGTTTGATGGAATTGCAAACCTGTTTAGAAGAAATGATCCGCCGCCGCCGCCCCCGCCGCCCCCGGACCCACGTGCGATACGTGAGCAGAAGCGTGTTGAACTTACGATGGCACGGAATGACGCGGCGCAAAAACAGAGTGAATACGAGAAGTTAGTTCCTGACGAAACACAAAAAGCAAAAATAGCGCAAGCCAATACTGATATCAATGCATATTTAACGCCTAAGCAAACACAGTTCAATTACGAAGTACAATTATACAACCAGGCGCTAGCTCAGATTGACGCTCTTTCAAATAGCGGCGCCATTATGTTGGCGCAAAAATACCGCAAAAATCTCGGTGAAAAACACGAACATGTTGCCAAAGAATATCAGAAAAATAAAGAAATTGCGTTCACTGCACGGCGGCGGTTTCTTGACGCAACGCCACAAGAGGGCGTCCCCAGTCTTGGATGGTTCGAAACGATTGATGACCAGATTATGCTCACTTTTTGGATTTGCTATGTACTCTTTACTGGAACCCTGATAATGTATGCTGTGCAATATTTTGCCGTAAAAATAGGGTCTACACGTAACGTAATAATCGCTAGCACAGTTTTATTAGGTATTTGTATTGGTATAGCACACGCATTTATTAAGATGTATGGTTAAGAGCCTACGTAATTACCACTGATATCTTCACCCTCCATTGCTACCCGCACATCGCGGTAGGTCTTTCCAGCATCCGAGCTCTTGAACATCTTAAGCATACGCTCAATGAGCTCAGGCTTCTTGAGCACCTTACGCCCTGGCGGCTGACCGTTAATCCACTGCTTATACTTGACAACGATTTCAGAAAGCGGTGCCTCTGAACCCTGTTCACGAACGAGTGTCTCCTTCGCGAACGATACGAATGAATCGTTGTCCGCCTTGTATCGGTTGACCGCCTCGAGCACACACTCAGGCGGATACGTAAGCCCGTGCGGCAGATACTTGGACTCCCAGTAATGGAGGAGCAGGCGTAGAAACGCCGCCCTAACCGGGTTCTGCTTGAACTTATCCTCCAGATTAATGTCCATTTCGTACACGTGGTTGTCCGGGTCAATTTCAGGATGACCCTTGGGCTTGAACGCCGCCGTAAACGGTAGCACCTCCATACGGCGCCACGTGCCTCCGTCCATACTGTTAACAGGCGGCAGGTCGTTCGTCGAGAAGAAGATACGTCCCATGATTTTGAATTTCTCCTGGTCCGCGAACAAACCGCGCGCCTCTACGATATCACCACCCGTAAACTGCTTGATTCGCGCCGTATTGAGCTTCTCACCCTCATCCGGCTCCTGCATATAGACGAAGCGCTTGCACTTGAGACCAATGATGTCCGGATTCGCCGCGCCGCTCTCAGGACGGCGACGAGTCAGAGCCGCCGTGTTCAACGAAGTCTGATACTCGCCAAAGACGAAGCGCATCAGATTAATAAGAACTGACTTACCGTTGCCACCGCCACCCGTCATAATGAAGAACTTCTGCTCGCGATTCTCACCCTCCAGGCACGCCGAGAGCAGCGTCAGCACGTACTCGCGTAGGTCCTCGTCAGGAAAGATTTTGCTGAAGAAGTCTGCCAGCAGCTGCTGCTCAGGCGTGTTCGGGTCGAACGGCAGCAGTCGACCCGTGCGCGTGTCATAGTCGAGCGTGATGGCGTCGATATCATTCTCCTTGCCCATCGCAAACGAGATATAGTCATCAGGGCGCCCCTTGCGAACATAGACGTGCGGAATGTCGCCAACCTTGATTTCAGATGTATCATAGTGGCGCAACTCGACCACGCAGTTGCCGCACGCGAAGATATCCTTCTTCTGGTTTAGCATGTCTGTGAAGTTCTCATCGTAGAACTTCTCGTTACACTCCGTCATTACGTGATTCTTGAACGGGGCACCTTCCAGACAAGATATGGTCTTATTGATGTTTTTCGCCTTCTCGCGCAAAGCATTCGTCCTCTCCGTAACCTCACCGTTGACGTTTAGCTTATCGCCATCGCCGCGCGCCACCATCTCCAGACGCGTAACCTCGCGCGCCGCCAACAAATACATATAGACGATACGATTTGCCAGACGGGCTCGCAGTTCAGTGGGCGACTTGAGCTTCTTCCAATAGTTACCCGTATACTGGAAGAAATCCAGCATCTTACGCCCAGTCATCGTACAACGGAACTCGTACTGGTAGAGCAGCTTCATCAGCGTTGCCACCTTTACGTGGGTGGCGTCCACGTTACCAAGAATCCAGCCGACGCAGGTCTTCTCGGTAATCTCCTTGTACTTTTGGTTGTTGTCCTCCATCGCCCAAAAGTGTAGCGTGCCCATACGAATCTTTTTGCTAGAGTTTGCCGAGTTGAAGCCACGCCACACCTTCGCATAGGTCTCAGTGGGCGTGGCTTCATAGCCGTCAACCTTCCTGCTAAAGGCTGCCCAGCGTAGCATCATCTTCTCCTCAGGGTCGATATTGAAGAGACAGAGCCCCAGGTCAATCCACGACCCGTAATCCTTCGCCCGCTTGTTCGGATGTAGACACTTATCAAGAAGGTCCATAGCCTGTTGAATGTCGTCGCTCGTGTAGCCGAGAACAGGTTCTTCGAATACAGGCTCATCCGTCTGCCCGTTCAGGCTTAGCGCCGGCGGCTCAAGAGATGCCGCACCACCCTCGAGTGTCGGCGTAGAAATCTGATTCGTGGGCGGCGGCGCCCCTATCTGTTGTGCACGTCCGCCAGACCACTTGTTATACAGCGCATTCCACTCATACTTGCGGTCCTCGATGACAGGTAGGGCGTTGTTACGCTCGTGTTCGTGGCGAATCGACAGCAGCTTTACGAGGTCTAGTGAGTCGTACTCGTCAGGGTCATCCTCATCCATCGCCTCCTCGATTGCCTCCACACGTGCAAGCTCGCCCATCTCGGAAACCTCAAGGTCAGTCGGAACCGTGTAGATTGTCTCAACCTTGTACCAGGTCTTATTCGGCTTCGCCGCGCCGTACATAAACCAGTTATTGCGGTGAATCACTGCAATATCAAAGATATCACTATCGGCATTCGTGTAGCCCGTATCACCAAACACATTTTTGACGAGTCCGTGCTCAAGCATATAGCCGCGAATCGTGTACTGAATCTTCGGATCCAGCGTCAAGTCAGGGCACTGGATATGGACTCCATCCTTGTGCATCTCCTTCCCCTTCGTCTCCGTCACCTCAGGTGCAGGCTTGAGCAAGACGAAGAAGCGCAACGGCTTGCCCTCCAGAGACGACAGGTCTACGAAGCGATAGAGCGCTGCCGCATAGTTCAGGACGAACTGCTTCAGATGCGCTGTCTCGAAGAGGCGTGTCGGCGACGGTCCGGCTGCGTATTTAAAATCCAAGTCAATGAGAATCGGTCCGCCAGTCGGTAGGTGCTTCTCCAGGAGTCCGAACGGTTGATGGCGCCGTGCGCCGAAAACCCCCTTGTGGAATAGCTCCAGAAATGCCTCGTAATCCTTTTCCGCCACATAGAACTTTCCGTTCTTCCGAATGTCCTCCTCCCAACCAGTCAGATTTGCCTCTGCTGCAGTGCCTGTGCGATGATTTTCCAAATAATCGCGCAAATTTCCTACTGAAGAAGCCATGTTTTGGTTATCGAGGGTCGGGAAAAAAGCCGGGTCAATTTTACTCCAATTCGCACCCTTACGCAGTTTCAGATGGGAAAGGGTTACGTGGAACGCATTCGCGTATCTTATCCGCTATGGTAGAGAATTGATAGGTCACAGTCATTCGAAAAAAGTCCATCACTTCCGTTTTGTTATCGTAATCCTGTAAGCCAACGGCTAAATCAACTAATCTATTTTTGCGTGCGTTGAAAGCCAGTGCCATCTCGTCATAGAAAGATGCCGCAAAATGAGGCGGACTCTGAATCATTTTATACGCTGCTGTCTGTAGATTCGCGTGCATGACCATGCGTGTATAGACTTGCGACTGCTCGGAATTTACACGTGATTCAAATCCGGGTTCATTTTGTATAGGCTTGTCTACTAAGACAGAGGTGAGTATACTCAATAGAATTGTGCTGAGTGTCTGACAGCCCGACCATCGTTCTCCCACGTGCCATGTATTAAGAAGAGACAGACAGACTTTACCCTCCCTGTACATATTAGGGTTAAAGCGGGTAATTCCGTCCTGTGTAAGTGTTGTCATGGCAGGTGGGGCAAATGGATAGTCGTTTGGAAATTCAATACCAAAAAAATAAAAGCCACCCTCGTATGGTGTGTCTGCTGGACCTATAATGAGCGCCGTGCCCTTGGTCATATCAGACTCGTTCATTGAATAAAATATACCCTGTTTCTTAATATCATCGTGCAACACGTTTTTTATATCAGCCTGTATTCGCTTTTTAGCGGTTGCGCTCAGCATGGGAAAACAAACCGTGTATGTTTAGTATTTCTATTTTGTGTTTAGGTGGATAAACGCAAAAAAGGTATACCGCGTGCGGGGCTCGAACCCGCGACCCTGGGCTTAAAAGGCCCATGCTACTACCAACTGAGCTAACGCGATTGTGAGAACGAAGTTCGTACTCGCAGTTGCGTTTAGACTGGATTCTATGATTAGTTAAAACGTACTAAGTACATTGGCAACATATATGTTATTTGCTGTGAGAATCCGTTTACCGATATCGGGAGTCGAACCCGAGCCAAGTGGGTGAAAACCACCTATCCTAACCGCTAGACCATATCGGTTCAATAAATAGGTCTGATGCCGGGCGAGCGTTCAATTTTTGACCCATCGAGACGTAAAACCCGCTTATATTCAGCGATATCATCCATTATTCTGATTGGTGAACATTGTAAAGGGTCGACTTCGGGGCGGCGCAGAAAGTGATAAATACCTTCATCAAACACAATAGGGTCTGGTCTTACATCAAATGGATACCCGTTAAGCGTTATTCCTTTTAATAGATTCGCAACCCCATATTTGTACGGAACACACATCCATGTTTTAACGAGTTCTAACAATCGGTGAGTTAGAAACGTTTCAAACGGAAAGTAGCAGTGGAGTGAATAAAGGAACTGACACATATCACGCCCGTGTTTAAAACAGGCGTAGCGTGAACCGAAAAACGCCCCTGCCTCTATTTTTGACATTTCCGCGCGAGGCTCCTGTACACCATTTGCTATACAGGCGAAACCGTAATCAATAAGTACGATATGCGGATTATCGGCAGACTTGTCTCGTAAAAGTATATTGTTTATTTTTATATCACGGTGGTTCATGCGCAGCGATTTTTGAAGAACCGATAATATTGTCGCCATCTGCATAACAAATTCTAGAAACAGAGTTTCATTGCGGATTTTTGTCTCTTTTTTAAAGTTTGCCCGCATATATTTCAGCAGAGTGTTACCGTGGATATACTCCATAGAGATACAGACCGATGTAATATCAGTTATAAGGAGCGGCACTGGTTTTGAATGACAAAAAATCTCGTACACTTTCGGAACCATGTGGTCTAGTCCAGCTTTTTTAAGCGCAATATACGCGAGAGTCAGAACAGCCGCCTCGTGAATAAGTGTCTGAATCTCCTCTTCTATAATTCGTAGACGGGACGCATAGGGCATTTTTAGTTCTTCAGGTGTTAAGTGGATTGGGGATTCCTTGATGACAATATGTTCAAAGTCATCTGAGCTACTTCCAAAGTTGTGCCGTCCGCTTATATCTGTTCCAAGAGACCTGTACAATTTTCGTTTGGCGAGATAAATCTTACCGTACGTGCCTTCGTCTATTTTATCCCCCCATTCGAACGCAGGAACAAACGCTGCTCCTGAAGAATCAAATAGTGGTAGTTTTAAGTACTCCCATGGTACTGACCCAATCGTTTTTTGGCTGACGCGTGGTATATTTTCCCAGTGGGGCAGATTGTCGCTTAAATCGTGCATGTCGTCGCTAAGCACACAATTTGGGAAACCGTGTTCTTTAAGATCAAACATATCTGCCTATTCTGGACCCCCTTTTAAAATGAGGTCCAGCTCTTGTATCCAATTTAGTTCTTTGGGTTTAACACCTGTTAATAAAAATATCTCATGGCAGTCTAGCTTTCGCAAAATAAGTGAACATATCTGATTGACCTCTTCGCAATGTTTTACCGAATCTGGGGTAAATTTTACAAAAACGTCTATCGGTGCCTCTAGAAATTCAATCAAGTCGTCGGTATTATAAATATACATATCCAGTATGTCTATTCTAGCGGCGTCAGACAGTGATTTTTCGGACCACGGTTCTTTAAATACCTCTACAAAATCAGCCCAAGACGTGTAGGCGCGATAATGAACAGCATCTTGTATGGTCGCAAGCAAATTGTTCAATTCGACCGAAGTCATGTGCAAAAATTCTTCATCTGCGCCATCCTCTTCAATTAAATTTTTAATGTACTCGTATTTTTCTTGAATTGGGGTTTGAAAAACTGGCGTTCCGCTGGGGTCTATCACGAGTAAGCGATTGTATAAGTGATGAAACATTGCTAAGAACACGGTCTGTCTGCTGGTCCGCGCTACACTACCTGGACTCGGTAACATAAAGTAAAAATTGGGACCATCGTGTAGAGCTGGATGAAGTGGGTCCATGTGATAATAGATACTTATTGCACCCCGCCAATCACAGCCCTGTATAGGACCTTTTATATCAGCAACCAGATGGCGACCCGATAAATCAACGGCTCGTATCTGCGGGTAGGTAAAGTGAGTAAACTTTGCTAGGCAATTTTTATAGGTTAGATTATTACGCGGACGCTGTTTTCTAGTTGACATTACATATACCTAAGTTGTTTTTTTTAAATGGCGCCCAAGCCCAAGCCCAAGCCCTTTTATATGAAAATTTGACACAGGACATAAAAGATATTATAGTAGCAGAAATCAAATGGCAGACGAATACGAAGATGCGTACGAAGAGGAGGAGATTGCGCTAGACGAAGATATCGGTGAAGAAGTCGATATAGTGGATGCGGTAGATACGGGTCCAAAACCCTCTTCCGAAACACAGGTTCTATTAACGCATCATCCTGAAATTTGGGTTGATTATACGGATGCTATTCTACAGAAATTGAATAAGAAAGAGCGTGTATGCTATCCCTTTCTTACGCAGTTTGAAAAAACTAAAGTACTAAGTTTCCGTGCCTCGCAGCTCGCGCAAGGCTCCAAGCCCTATATTGCCGTACCAGACGATGTAACAGACGTGTATACGATTGCAAAGATGGAACTAAAGGAACGTCGTCTACCATTTATTGTAAAGCGTCCGCTCCCGGATGGCGACTACGAGTATTGGCGCCTATCGGAGCTGCTCATCTTTGATTAGCCCCATACATCAATGCGCTGCTCCGGTGGAATCCACCCTTCGTCCGCGCTTGTAAAGTCGAACGCCTCGTAGAATTCCGTAAAATGACGCAAAACCACGTTTACGCGCAATTCCGGCGGCGCGTGGCTATCACTTTTTGCAGCCTGAACACGCGCTGCACGCCTATTTTTGAATGCCCACGAGCGAGCATAGGCTACGAAGAATTCGCGCATTTCAGCCTTTCCTTGCCTCTCTGAAGCACCCAGCTTTTGCCACCGTGTCCGCAGTACGTCCATACAGATCGCAATTGCTCCAAAATCCGATAAATTCTCGCCCAGCGTGAGTTCACCATTGATTTTTACTCCATGATGCACTTCTTTATCAAACTCGTCAATGAGAGCCTTCGTCTTTGTTTTATACAATTCAAGGTCTAAGCTAGTCCACCAGGGAAAATTGTTGCCAAATTCGTCAAATTTGCGCCCCTCTTCATCAAATCCGTGTGAAATTTCGTGCGCCATCACATTTCCAACACCAGCTAAATTTTGTACAAAGCTCCGCTTCAGCGAAAAGAAGGGGGCGTGTATAAATCCAATCGGTACACACAATTCATTGAGTTCGGCGTAATAGTATGCGTTGACTTCGTAGCAAGAATTATTCCACATCTGTCTCTGAATCGGATTCTCTCCGTATAGTTTTGACATTTCATATAAATACGCGGTCTTTCCTATAGCAAAGACGTTTAATAAGAATTGTGCGGGGTCGACCGCTACGCCGTTTAATTCGTTTATCCAGTAATTTGAAAACGCGATTTTAGAATTCATTTTCTGCAATTTATAGACTGCCGCAAGACGAGAGCCTTCTGACAACCATTTTAACTTTAAGACTCGCTTTTGTGCAGCGGCATGAACCAAGGAGTAAATTTCAGTAGCCTCTTCACGAATTTTCGAAAATTCGGTAAAATTTTCTTCAATGTACAATTTGCCCAAACAGTCCGGCATTAATTCATCGCAAATCAGAAGACACTGTCTTTCCGCACTATATTGTTTGGTCTGCCCACGCATCGTTTTACTAAAGAAATCAAAATGAAGAGATTTATACGGAGCCGGCAACAATTCCATCAGAGAAGAATAAATACAGAATTGTATCCAATTTGTCCAAAATTTTTTGCTCTTAACTTCCATCAATTTATTCAAATGCTCCATATACTGAATTCTACTTACAATAATGGAGCCTGACCGCCGGTCAGTTGGAATTTTACACGCATCAAATAGCGTACCAAAATTTATATTAGGATATTCGGAGCAGAGCCGTTCGTAACTCATAGGATTATACTTATCTTCAACCTTGTCTGCATCCTCAGGATCAGGATAACAGGCAGACAATTCCTTCTCCATTTCAAAAATAGATGTGCCAAAGCCCGTAACTTTTATAAGTGAACCTAATGCTTGTAGATACGCCTTGTATTTCTTAGTTATATCGGTCGTGTTCGTGTAGTCATCCTTTGTTAGCGAGAGTCCTGGTGGCGAAATATAGATACTATACTGCCGTGTATCGCGCTGGTCGTAAGAAAAATCAATAGCTATGGGTGAAACCAGACCGTATAAATTTAGAGCACCTATTTGACTCATTGTGTCATCGAGTTCAATAATATTCTTTATAAATACCTGCAGCGTGTCGAGGTCCTGTGCCCGTCCACTGTAAAAACTTTCAACAAAATTGCCTAGCGGCGTCTTGCGTCTGCGCTCCTTTTGTAGCAACGCAATCAAATCTGATTGAATCTGCTCTTCAACTTCATCAAATAGGCTATAGGATATATCGTCGGCGGGAATTGTGTGACTCTGCAGCCAATTTTTATTGACTGAATTATAGAAGTCTTTGAGACTCATCTTCTATCTTTGTAAAATATAAACCTTAAACGTTTATATTTGACATGGTAATTTAGTGCGCCAACGTGATTTTTGCAGTACTGGTTTGAAGAGAATGAATTATTTTGGTTAGGTCTACGATTCGAATGGGGCGCTTTACCTTTTTGGTATACTGATGCCTATTTTTGCGGCGCGCGGCATCAATAGGACCAGGTGCGACGGGAGCGTAACCGCCGTCCTGCCCACGAATATTCATATCCTATTAATTATACTTAATTTTGAATAATAGACTATTAATTAGGCGCCGCAAATCCTCAAACAAATCGGACTGGCAAATTAAGAAGGCGGCACTACCCAATATACTAAAATGACCCTTGTTGAAGGTCGGTGATGTTTGAACTGTGTAAATTATAAAGAGTATTATGCCTAATTGAATAGTTACACGTAAAAGCTCGCGAACAAGCGCCGGTACCGATTTTTCGAAGAGGGTGCATTTCGTCTCACCGTCCTTGAATGCGCAATTCTGTACGCCGACAGCTTTGGTCATCAGTATGTCAAGTACAGAACCAACAAGTACCGGCGCCAAGAAGTTCTTCGCAAATGTGATAAAAATAGACGGCTCGGTATGTGTTACAAAGTTTGTACTTGCCGAGTAGGAGTTCATTAAGTCTCTCTATCTGTTTGTAGATGGAAATAGCGAATCTTCGGTCCAGGCATCGCGTAGACGCACCATCGCTTCGGGTGCCTGTGCGGGTAGCCTACCACGACGTAACGGACCAGATAAATACTCTGCCGTTATTTCGTGTGGATGCTCAAGTTGATGGACACCGGTTCCGAAGAAGCGAATCCATTCCTCGGGAGGAGTTGTGGATGATATTCCCATTTCGGAATCCCACCATTTGATTTGAGCGTCTTTTAGGAACAAATTTGTGCGACTAGAATAAACTGCAACAGGCCACCAATGCGAACGCCAGCAGCACCACGGTTCGGCGGCAGTATCGGGATTAGATCGCCGCATCTCGATAAGATCGCTCGGCATACCAACAGGAGGTGCCGTATATAAGTCATAATCCCACGAAAGTTTGTAAAATCGCGCCCACGAGCCAGGCATCTGTCGCTGTAAAAGATGAATCCGTTCGTGGTCGAGTGTCGACGGCAGACGTTCGAGCGAATAATCTACGGGTATAGCAATAACGTCTACGGCGCGTGTGTGTGGAAGACCCTGCTCGCATGTTTTTGGAACAGTCCATATCCATACAGTCTGGTCACCCATCTTTCGCTGAATCTTGTTTATGGGACTACAGTCAGCGCCGATACGAGCGGCTCTGTCCAAATCGGACCAATTTTGTGACCAGTCGTAGTTATAGAAAGTATCGCGCTGGTTCATAGCGTAGTAGCCGAGAATAAGTATAATAATCAGCGCAACTAGTACATACAGCAACATCCCTACTGTTTTAGAGACGTTTCATACGTCAGACTAACGTGCAGAGGCCAATGATCGCTCCACCATAATTTATGTAGAACTGAAATCTTTCGTACAACAGGCGCATCCCATAAATTCCATAGCTGAGGTACGATAGCAACATGGTCTAAATCTTCGCCAGTCGATTCAAATGTATGTTTTATGATTCTCTGACGCGCTCCCGTCAGGTAGCGTATGTCTACGTGAGGTTCAGTTCCTGCATTTGTATCGCCTATAATAAAACACGGAGTTCCACGCCGCTGCTTTAAATGTAGTAGCATTTGCGCAATTTGCCGACGTCGAATTTCTTCAAACGATGTCACAAATGTAGCAAACAGAATGTTAAAAACACTATTTGCTTGGAGATGAGTATTTACAATTTGTACAATTTCGGCGCCTTTTTTAAGTTTGAGCCAATGGAACCCTTTGTTTGCTAAATTCTCAATACCAATATGTGCTTCGAATACTTGAAATAAGGTATCAACTACAGTCCATGTATTTCGCACAGCCGTTAGGAGCCCTGAACTCAAAAAATTACCAGACATGTCATTGGGTTTTATAACCGTGTAGCCCGCCGCCGCCAATCCTTCAGACAAAAAAGAAATACGCCCTGTAGTGAAAACCTCCTGTAAACAGATACAGTCATAGTCTGTGTCATGAAACCATTCGGCGAGCGGCAGCGTCCAACTTTCCGCTATATATGGCAGTCCGTGGACATTATATGAAAAAATTTTAAATTTCATCAGTCCCTACGATATATCGGGGTTTACTGCCTCCACTGCTTGCCGCAGTTCAAGCAGCGAACGAAGATAGTCATCGGCTCATCTGCTGAGCGTGTCTGCATCTCATAATACGTACACTGACGCTTATTGCACCGATTACAACGGAACTGGTCGGTCGCCATATCTTTATTGCCCTCCAAGAGCTTCGTTTCACGCTTCATCTGGCGCTCCATGAGGGTGTGCCAATTTTCAGGATACAATTCACCAAAATTCATGAAAGGCACATCGTGCGGTTTGAATTCTCCTTCGCGGAGCCGTTCCATAAGCCGCGCATTCTTGATATAAGATTCAGGCGAAAGATTTGTAATTGTGCGGCGTCCCATAATTGTATAGAGATGTACAAAGTACGGGTTCTCCCAGTTACGACGGATTTTGCGATGCTCAGCCTCTTTCAGCGTTGCATTGTAAATACCGACCTCCAAATCCGTTTGTTCAATATCGCTTAAATGTGAACCAAGCGCATTTGAAATCATTTTCTGCGTCAATTCACGAGTACTCATTTGATTACTAGTCTAAAAAATAGAATGAAATCAACTTTAACCCATTTTTAGACTAGAGCGGATAGGCTTCTTTCTGCAGTTCTGGCGCAAGCATCCATTTCGCGATTTTCTTGAAGCCACCCGATGACTTGATGCGCAAAGTTGGGCGAATATCTTCTTCCTCCTCTTCTTCCTCCTCCTCCACACCGGCAACAATTTCAGCGTCCGCCTCCTCTACACCCTCTTCCTCCTCTTCAAAATCCTCCTCATCTTCTTCTTCCTCCTCCTCCTCTTCCTCCTCCTCCTCATCCGCGGCAATGTCCTCAAATCCACCAAGTTTCTGATTATAGAACTTCTTGTACTGGTCAACGGTAAACGGAGCCGGCTTATCGGCGCTCTTGTCAAGACTCGCAACAAGACATGCATCACCAAAGAGTAGAATTTCGTCGTGCGGCGGCGGCAATTCATGCTTATTCTCGGTACCGGCGCGACCCTCCTTATAACCGTAGAGGAACAGCTTATACTTCTGCCACACATATGAACCTATAGCAGCAGGTGGCTTTGCGCGCTTTAGTGCCTTGCCTAGAGCCGCCTCAATTCCCACCTTGGAGACATCGCCAAGATTTGCGCCCTTGAATTCGCCTTTTGCCCCTAATAGAATAAAACTTGACATCTTTTTACTATCCTTACTGGTGGTAAAAAGAATTCAACTTTAGGTTCATTTATATGAAAGTTTTAGTCGAAGCCAACTTTCAACTAGCCGAAGAGCCGAACTGTTTTAGCACAGTTGAACTATTACAACGTAGTGTCTATATTTGGTCTGACAAGCGTGCCTATCTTCAAGAGGATACAGAGCTCGAAGTCTATACACGCGCTTCACAATTCATAGAAGAACCGAGACTAGCGGGATGTATTGAAGTCTGGGTTCCATCGCAAGCAGTTGTGCCTTCGAGTCCAGATGATATTTGGACAGAGACATTTAAGCAGATACAACAGGATTCTGTGACGGTTGAGTGGTTTCCACCTGAGCACCTGATACGTCTGTCGTGGGTACAGACTCTGAGCTCGTTAACTCAGAGGAAACTACCAGCGCGGGCGCTTCAACAATTACAGGAACTATCTCTTGAGTTTCCACCGCTGCCGCTACTACTGGCTGAACCTCAGCCGTAACCGCGACAACAGGAGTCGTCTTATTTAACGCCTCATTTACAACCTTGTCAGCCTCAGCCGTAACCGCGACAACAGGAGTCGTCTTATTTAACGCCTCATTTACAACCTTGTCAGCCTCAGCTGTAATGTTTTTCAACGCGGCGTCATCCAGACCAACCTGCTCACCGAGTTGCACGACCGCCGTCATGCCGCGCGTACTACATAAGAAAGGTACGCATATATACGCTCTACGCACAGATACAGTATCCTGAGAGAGTTCGACAAAGTCCTCCAGACTGCTTACCATAAACTTATCCAGACGTTCGCGCATATTAACAGGTAGGGTTTTGACGTGCTCTTTGACAAAATCGCTAGCGTACACATCTTGAATCGTTTTCACGATTCCAGCAACGTCCCGGGACGGACCTGACGTTTTTAGAAATGTTACGAGCTCTAGTATCGTCTTTACACCAAAAGGGGCTTTCGTAAGTCGTTTTCGCAAGAACGTTTCAGCCGCGCCTTGCATCTATCGATTCTACTAATACTGAACTTTGTTCCCGGATTAATGTTTATGTGCGTTTCCAGCGTATCGCCCTTTCTTGAGATTTCATAGAACGAAAGGATGTACGGCACGCTTATAATTCTAGTGCTCGTCGTGCTTTTCGTATTCCTTGTTTTTTCAATTATGCGGGTTGCCTTCAAGCAACCGTCTCAAATGGTTCAGGCGCTTCCAGTTCGCGAGTCAATGTACGACGTACCTTACAAGGAGTCGCTAGAACCAGTAAGACCACAGCAAATTCCAGCGGAAGTAATGCCACAAGAACCACAAGTCCGGGCGCCCGTTCGCGAGCAGACGATACCGGTTCCCCAGCCAGAGGTCCCTGGTCAGACAAAGGAGGAGCTTAACGCGCCCGAGCCGCTACAGGAACGCGCCAGCCAGAAAGTAGACCCGCCTTCAGCAACGGACCCCTATGATACTATAGACAACGAGGCGCAGTTCGGCTCCAATCTACGTCACCCGGAAAGTATGATTGCTAAGTCCGGTGCCACGTTTGCGGCGCTAGAAACGGAGGTTGCTGCTGGCGTGGCGGGAAGACCCGAGGTTGAACAGTTGCCGTTCTCAGCTGAAATGGCGCAGAATGGTGGTGAATTCATGAAGGGAATCTTTGCTTTTGACACATCCGATTCAGGAACAAATTTTTCAGCCTATTAAATCTCATATTGGGATAGGGATGAAACAGGATAAGACCTTTTCAAATATCATACTTATCTTAATAATTTCAGCAGGGCTATCATACTTGATTTACAGGTATATGCCAAAGCTACAAGAGGGATTTGAATCTATAAAACACACGGAGTCCCTACCGGTTGACGCCGTTATATATGTGAATTTAGATTCACGCAAAGATCGCGACGAAGAGATTAAGTCTGAGTTAAAGCGCATAGGTGTGCCCGAGGATAAGGTACACCGTCTATCCGCGGTAAAGCGTTCTTGGGGCGCATTAGGCTGCTCTCTTTCGCATATCGCCTGTTTGAAATTTATACAAGAGCGTGGCTGGACTAGAACACTGGTTTTAGAAGATGACGCCGGTTTTGAAGACGGCGATAGCAAGCGCTGGTCAACCGGTCTTCAAGACATACGCGCGATGGTCGAATCGAGTGGTAATACAAACTTGGATTCAAAATGGGATGTTATCTTCCTGGGCGGCTTTGTGCGTGACCCAGCGGGTCCCGAGAAGACTGAGTATAACACACTGTTCCGTACCCGAAATACGTCGTGCACTCATGCCTACATTATTCGTGGTGCCTACGCTCCAAAGCTCCGTGAGCACACGGAAATTGCCGTTCAAATGATGATGAAGAACGCGCCGAACGTAAAGCAATTCAATCTAGACAACGCCTGGTCTGCGTTAATGGCAGAAGACCGTTGGTTTATCAGTGTACCCACTCTCGCCTTCCAGCGCGAGAGCTTTTCGGACATAGAGGGAAAAAATGCAAATGCCGACGAACCATTACGGGGGCAGGTTGTGCGGGCGTGGAAGCAGGGTACCGTTCTTTAGAGTATTTAAACCCACAGGCTCTTAGTACAGTAATGAGTATGCAAATGCCCGTGAAAGTTCAGCGCTGGGGTGGTGCCTTCCAAGTAGAAAATATCAGTGACCCATCCGTGAAGCAAGAGCTCTTCGGATGGATGGCTACATATGAATTGGGTCCGCAGTCAAATTGGCGGTTCTCAAATATGCTCGATAGTAGGAAATTGAACGTATTGAAATCTGCCCAGCTGTGCGCCTCAAAACGCCCTGGTCCCGCCCGCAGCGGCTACCTGTGTTTTTACCCCAAGATGAAAGTTGCTATTTTTGTGGAGGACAGCGACCGCCGTGGACAGGAGGAGGCGCGCCCACCAAGGACAGCTGTTCTGCGTATGCGCCACAGCCCATCAGTCTATAACACAGGCGGTGGCATCTTTGCCGCGACGCTTGCGATTTCCGATTCCACGCTGTGGCTAGAGGATGTTTTGGTATGGGACGGACACAATGTATGGAATGATGAAACGTTTAGTAAACGTTGGCAGCGTCTACGAACGTGGTTTCTACAGGATTGGTCCGAAGACCTAGCGCTCCAGCGTGGTCTAACCATAAAGCCGCGCGAACTGGTTTCACTTGAAAATTTCAAGTCAGATCCAGGCGATGTCTGGGAATTTATCCCTGAAGATGCGCAGCGCAGGCGCTTCATTTGGAAGGACAGACGCTTAACAAATGTGGTCTTGTCATCGTACCCACAGAAGCCGCTTCCACCCAAGCAGTTTAGGAAACCACAGCCACCAGTACAAGCACCGGTACAAGTACAAGAGACCACCAAAATCGGTATCCTAGATACGTATTTTCCTGCTCTACCGACAGCCAACGACGGTTCGCTTACAGCAATTGCGAAGAAGGATATTTCTGGACCGGACGTGTATTCGCTTTCTTCGGCAGACGGAAAGCATCTCAGCATAGCCGTGATTCGCAAGATGCAACTAAGTCTCGAGATGCGCAAACACACAGAACCAGTTCGTGTTCGCGTTGAATGGAATGCGGCATTTGACCGTTGGGAAATTTTGGATGTAAATGTTTCTGCGGCGGCAAGTCCCGCATCAGCCTTCATCGTCTAATATACAGGGCATTTCTTCTAGGTTTTTTATCAATGCATTTATGTGTTGACATATAGACGAAACACGATTTTCGATACGTTCGTATCGTCTCCTTGATTTCATATATTCTTGTTTTACATGAACATAGTTATAATAGTTCTCGCCCGTGTATCGCATGTGTTCAAATAGTTCTTTATAGAACTGTAGCCGTTCCTGGCTCTTTACACGTTTACGCTCTTCAATACCTACACATAGTTCTAGTACATGCAACTCTTTATGAACCTCTTGTATGCGTTCAGTAAAGGTTTGTTGACGTGAGAAAATACAATCCATCTCTTTATACGGGAGAAAAAACGCCATCTGATGTAGAATGGTCTCAAAAAGCAGACGAGCAACACGCAAAACCGGTAGACGTGGTGGTGGCTGGTCTCAGGGACCGGCGCTGAGTCAGCAAGCCTATTACGTTCCTGAGTATAAAATGTACAGTGAATGCTATCCCACGGACCGCCCCGGTATGATTCAAAGCAACCCCAACCCTGCGCTGGCGCAGACGCAAATGGCGGGCGGTGGCTGTGGTGTTATGCGCGGCGGTTCCCGGCGCTCGCGCTCCCGCCTACTTCGTCGTAAGCGCACGGGCACTTGCGGTTATTATGGCGCCCGCGGTGGTAGACGTACTCGCCGGCAGCGCGGTGGGCGCTACGGGGTGGACCCAACAACGAGCGTTGGTGGCACTGGTCCCAATGTAGCGCCTACCTGGGCTCACGTCCCTTGCGAGGCGCATCGTCCGATGCCACTCAACCCGGTCAGTGCCACTGCACTCGGCAATAGCCCGAATCCCGAAGTGTTTGTCAGCGGCTTGAGACCGGCGTTTATCGGTGGCTCCCGTCGTCGTCATCGTGGTGGTGCCGCGTACACACCCGCGCCTCTTGCCTACACGGCGCCGCGCGCCGGCTTCACGTTTATGCCCAATATCGCGCAGGGACAGGTTCTAAATCCTGGGCAGATTCCCTACGAGGAGGTGCTCCCCCAAAACACGGGCTGCGGTGCCACGTGCGGCTCTGCGATTGCTACTATCAATAAGGCTTAATCGTCAATCATACACTCATTCAGAGCAGGCTCCTTCTTTGCAGTAGCCTGCTCTTCTTTAATTTCAGTCTCTCCAATGTCCATGACATAGACCTTGTAACCACAGGCTTTGTAGTACTTTGACCGATGATTGTATTGACCAATACAGCCGTAGTGTTCCGCATCCAGTACATCCAGAATGAGCGGCGCAAATTTGCGCGCCTCCTTCTTTTCACGCAAAATCCGACCAACCGACTGCTCAATATTGGATTTTGGTGTAGCCAGCAGAATGGTATTTAGCGCGGGAATGTTCATGGCTTCAGACGCCATCGCAAAGGTTCCTAGAATTACGGCTCTCTTGTCGGATTTATCCAAATCCTCTTGCTTCATCCCACCTACGTAATATCCAATATCAAGAATATTCAACTTTCGCAACATCTTTTCAAAATCAGCAAGATGCTCACGTCTATCGCTAAGAATCAGAATTTTGCGCCCTTCTTCTACGAGTGGTATAAGTTTACTAACCAGATACTGTGTACGTGGCTTGTAATCAGCGATTTGATTAAGGAGGCGTGCCCGTATGACTTCACCGCGATAGTTGAACGGGGGCTTAGAATACACAGGGTCGTTTGCAGTATAGCGGTACGTAATAGCTTTGACCGACTCGTCTGCCTCACGATGTTTGATTTGATATGTGATGGGTCCGAGAGCCCACGTAAAGACCTTTGTAAGCCCGTCGCTGCGCTCAGGTGTGGCGCTCAGTCCAAGCATATGCTTACATTGAATCTTGAGTAGTGAGCGCGAGAAGTGTTCCGCACCAAGATGATGACATTCATCAAAGATAGCAAATCCAAAGTCCTTGAATGTGTCAGGGGGAAATTCACGAATACAGAGTGTCTGAATCATGACAATTGCCGCGTCATATTCGGGTCCGATTTCCAATTTATCACTTTGTACGCGCCCAAGACGAATTCCAGGTAGAAGCCCAGACAGTTCGCGGTGCCACTGAGCGAGCAAGAACTCCTTGTGAACTACGATGATGAAGCGCTTCTTAAGTTGATGGGCGAGCCAAATCGCCATGAAGGTTTTACCATATCCACACGGAACACAAATCAAACCATTTGCATCCGAGCCAAGGAAACTGTTGACAATAGGGCGCTGCTCTTCACGTATAGTGCCTGTAAACCTGAGCTCTTCCCGGAGTGAAACACCATCGCTACGCTTGTCCTGGTCCGGTTCACCAAGAGTCTTGATTGCCCAGTCCCGAGGCAGATATAACCGTTCGGTTGATTCAAAGTAAACAGTGAATGCATTTAGTCCAGCGTCGTACGGCGGCGGAGCCTCCGGTTTTACCGTGAGCGACTCGCGGATGTATTTCTCTTGTTCAGGATTTAGCACACTTTTTAGAACACCGTATCCTCTGTGAGTTAAGACACGACTGTTCTGTGACCATTTCGCAGTTGTAAAATCAATCAATGTCTTCTTTTTAGCCGGCATTTGTTTTACTTATAAAATACGGCGCGCTGATAAGTCAAGTTTTTGCTAAGAAATAAACATATCTTTTTGTAGGGTATATCCAATGGAGACTTGGGAAGTAGTGCTTATCTTGGTATTAGTAACAATCTCGGTTTCCGTTCTGGTGCAGAAGGATATGTCAAACACGATGATTTCTATATTGGATAATACGTTCTTTCAACTAGCGATTCTGGGTGCGGCTCTGGGTGTGGCGGTAGTATCACCCGCTGTCGCAATTGTTACGATTGCGACAATCGTAGTTGTGTATTATGTTCGCAATCTTGCGAAGCTTCAGATGCTCACGCCAACATTCGAGGACGAGACTCCCCGGATTGAAGTTACGGAACAAACAGTACGGACTATGACTGTTGTAGGTGATGTGCCTGTTTCTGCTGGTACTTTGCCACAGGTGAACGCACCGCCGCCAGCCGACAATAAGGATGTTGTAGCGAATGCGCTCAAGGAACACGAATCGCGCCCACCGCAGCACCACTTAATTGGACAGCGTTCCACAATCGGCGGCACAGCGCCTATGACGAATCAGAATGCGCCTGTGCACGAGTCCTTTCCCGATCCTCGTGGCTCAGCCCACGAGTCTGAGCCCAAGGACAACATGATGAGCTCATACGGACCTGCGCCTGGACCGAGTGACCTGGGAAAACAGGAGGGGTTTTCAGCCGACGTAAATGATAACGATGTGCAACAGGCGCAATTCTCAGTAAGACCGTACAATGACAATCAGGGTCAGTACAATATTAACGAGGTGCGCCCGAATTCAAAGCCAGGCAAATACGAATTAGCCGATTTTACACCGGGCAGCGAAATGGGCTCAAATGAGTTTGTTACAGGTGGTGTAAGTATTGACGACAAGGTGTCAAATCTTCAAAATGGATTCATGCCGTCGGCGAGCCCGCCACCGGACTTCAACAATGCGTTTCCTGCGCGTGCGTAAACGCATCTCCGCGCGTGCGTAAACGCATCTCCGCGCGTGCGTAAACGCATCTCCGCGCGTGCGTAAACAAGGACATAAAATACAATAATTTCAAAAATTGTTATATTTTAATTCCAATATCAGACATCTATGACAAATCGGCAGCTTGCGTAGTCTCAACCTGGCTTTCATTCATAATTCGTTGGACGTAGACCTTGTTATACACATCGCAATTCAAGACGTTTTTCTCGATATCTATGTCGAGTAAGAACCCAGCACTTCTGAGCTTTGCAAGAACAGCTGGGGCGAAGCAATTGCCCGTTACACCAACACATATCGGTAGAGAGAGCTCTTTAGTTTTAGAAGTTGTGCCTTTCATACTAGGAACGAGGTTCGTTCCGGGGGGGCATTGAATCTTTTCCAATAGCAGCTCCTTTTCACACGATGTAGGTGCGCTAAATACGTTTTGCCCCGCCGCCAGGCTCATACACGATTGATTGCTCATACAGTCTGTTCCGCTTGGAGACAGAGGACCGGCGCAGCATTTATGTTGTAGACCACCAGGTAAAGCAACATAGTTAGCATATCGGCGAGGACAGAGGCGACCGCTTATTTCTGCCTGCTGCTGCGCACCAATCTCTTGGCATAAAGGATAGTGTTTAATATCGCCTGAAACATTTCGGGTATCTTCAATACCGGGTGTCATAGAACATACACCATCAACCCCCTTTGCCGAACATGTGTGAGAATAAGGGTCTATATTAGTGGACGCACAGCACAAATAGTTGCCAGTAACATCGTTAAAGTTAGTGTAGCCTGTGGGGCACGCACCAACAGGCGGTATCGACGACAAGATGTAACTGGACTTTTTCACGACCTCATTCCTGCGAACGGGTTTAGGTACAGGCGTTCTATCACATTGGTCTACGCCTGTTTTCGCAAAACTAGGTGGTAATGTCTTATTTCCGACACCACTTGAGATTGAAAATATTAATACAAGTAAAAGTCCAACAGCTCCGATTCCCAACATAATATACATTGGTGAAACCATTCTCCCTGTCGGCTGGTTAGAATTTATCTACTGTAAAATAGGATGTCCAACGAAGAGCTTGAATCTAACATGGATTCCCGAATCTGTAATCCTGCGCGTCATAGGAAGCCAGGTGAGACATGTTTATCGCTGGAGGCGTTGGAGCGAATCCAACAGGCATGGAATAAGGAGCATAAGAATTCACCGATACGTAATACAACGCGTAAGACAAACTCGACCAACAGACGTATCTCATTATGGAAACAGATACGCAACACAATGAAAAATTATTACAATTGTGATACTGAATACTGTGTTTTAAAGAAGGCGCCTGGACTTAATAGTAAAGATAAGACGGCGATGGCAAAAAAGTACTTTCGCCCAGAAAAGCCCATCGAATGGTCCAAAAAACAGACAACTTGGCTCGACAGTTTCAATCTTGAAGATGTGATGAATCAATATGAGGACGGTTACGACAATTTTGAATTTATCGGTCCAGTGCCTATTGATTTCGCCGACCAGCAATCGGGGAGCCCACTTTTCGGTGATTCTCTAGGAAAGTGTATTGTAGATGAACTCTGTAAACTGAATGTAAAGCAGGCTAAGCAAAATGGCACCGACCGCATTGGTATCATTTTTAATTTAGATAAACACGACGAGCCTGGGTCACATTGGATTTGTGCTTTTGTTGATTATCCCAAAAAATCCGCCTATTACTTTGATTCATATGGTCTTCCGCCGCCGCCAGAGATTACACGCTTTCTTGAAAAATGTAAAGAGCAGGGGTGTGAAACTGTATTATATAACGACATCCGTCATCAGCGCAAGGATTCGGAATGCGGTATGTACTGTTTGTACGTGATTATCTCTCTGCTCAAGGGTCGGTCGTTTCAAGAGATTTGCACAGATATCGTGAAAGACGATACAATGAACGCATTTAGAGACGTTCTTTTCGCAAGTGAGAAACCTCGCAAGGAGGCTCTAAATAAGGCGGTCCTGAAACTCTATGCGTAAGACCCGCTTAAGGCTAATATTCGCCGTTATTAATAATGAGCCAAGGTCCAAGAGGATATCCCGCAACCGCATCATATCCGACAAATCAGCAGGCGGATATATCGAAGGTGTTTTTCAGTCAAACGAATTATGGACGTCTTCTTCAACCGTTGCGCGAAACATACGAGCGTAAATTGAACAAGCCCGAGCTCCCCGAGGATGTGGACAAGCGTCTTCAGAAAACACTTCAGCACTATATGACCGAGGTTGTAAGGGTTAATGGACCCCAGACACCGGTAAACACCCTCAATCAAGATGCTTTTCGCGAAACAACACTAAATATGGATTCTTGGCTACAGAAGCAGGTGTCTGTACCGGCTCGCCCCACATACTCGTCAAGCGTTCCTCAAAACTCGCTATACGAGAGTGTAGGTGCCAGATACGAGCGCGAGCAGCAGTCCCGCGCCCCCGCTCCAGCCCAACCAGTGACGAGTGTTGATTTTTCGCTACCAAGAAACGACGATGAAGAAGGTGAGGATCCGTTGGAGAAATACGAGCGTGTGCGCAAGTTGCGCGAGGCGGAAGCGCGCCCAGTCCCTGTTATTATGCCCAAGCAGGCAAAGAACGCAATAGAATCAGGCAATCAGTTTTCTGAGCCCTCTGCCGCGCCGCTTACGAATAGCATCGCTGTCGCTCAACCAAACAACCCACCCCCGCCACCCGTTTTAGCACCGAGACCACAGGATTACATTATCAAGCAGGAAGACGTAGTAAAGTATAAGGAAAATGAGAATAATCTTTATATTTATAGCGGTGACCGTGATTGGCTGACAAATAGGAATGAAAATCGCTACAATTTCACGATTAATTTCAACCCTGCCTCAAACTCCAATTCGGCGACGTTTTCACCCTCTGTCAAGGAGCGATTCCGTAACATTGTCCGTATGGAACTTGTTAAGACGATAGTCAGCGCCGAATCGCTCGACGTATCTGTGCGTGTCTCCAACGACCTTAGCGGAACGGATACGACCAGAGTCATTAACGTGTTATCGTATCCATATTTGATGATTCGTATCTCTGAAATGACGGGTAACGGATACGGTACGAGCGCTAACATTGACAACACATTCGGTCTCGTACAGTACGACCAGATATGGAAGTCCGATGCGACAGCCGGCAATTTTGGCTATATTTCGCTTACACCGAGATATCTGAAGGCACAGCGCGTCTATCATCCCACACCGCTAGCAACACTGCAGAAGTTATCGATACAGGTTGAGAGACCCGATGGGCTCCCGTTGACGACACAACTGGACACGCTAGACCTACCCAATGTGTATCTTGCTGCCTCATGTAACACGAGCAGATATGCGGCGATACCCGATAACGAATCCTATATTTTTATCAGAACAAAAACCTATTTTAGTCGGTTCTTTGTTTCTGAAGGCGACAAGATACAGATTCGTGGATATGATATTGGAACTGATTTGAATGTATACAGTCAAATGGCAAACGATTTCAATGCGTTTATGAATAATACGAATGGACATATCGTTGTAGGAATCGGATATTCTGCTGGAACCACCGCCCCTGTCACCGTAACGGATGGCTCGAATGCTGTAGGATATGCTAACTATATTATAATTCGTTCTCGTTTTCTTGACCCCACAACTGGGTCAACGTTGCGCGACTACTTTGGTGGAGCGCAGGTAAACGAGAATTTGATAAAGACGCGTCTCGAGACAAATGGTCCAGTTGCAATATGTGCACTAATCAATCAGAATCGCCAATCCCACTTTGTTCTGCGTATTATTACACGCGAAATGGACCCAACATCAAACTTAAGACCCGATAATTCATAGAAAGATGGGTTGCCCACCCGGTAAAGTATTACGTGCTGCGTATACACGCAAAGGCAAACGCGTTAGCGCCACGTGTGTACGTAGTACCTCGTCGCATACGCAGTCAAGCGCTAATTTTAAGAAGTCGGTATCACGTCGCATGACACTTCGCTTGCAAGGTGTATCGCAGGCAACTCGTGGTTCTACGAAATGCAGCACAGATAAGATATCAAGAAAAGCATATGTTCGTGTCAGTAAATCAGGTAAACGCACGCTCGTACCTGCTTCATGTATCCCGGATGTAGGGCGTCCCGGTAAAAGAAGTAGCCCGGGCATCGGTCCACTTCATAAGGGTGAACTCGCAAAGTTTGGTTATTCTGATGTGATGGATCTTTCAGTCAGCAAACGCCACGCAGCCCTAGACAAAGCTGTTAAGGCATACGGACCGTTAGCAACGTGGCGCAAAGTTAATGCAGTCTATGTCTACACTAAAAATACAAGCCCAGCTTTATCTGAAAAATACGACGAAGATCGTAAATGGATAGAGAAAACATATGGTCTAAAGGCATTTTAGACAAAAATTTCTAATTCGTTTTGTTTACGCAAAGGAAAACGAATGAGAGATTCTTAGCAAGACATAATAGAGTTAGACGGTAGATGCGGTCGCTATCTATTCCGAAAGTTTTGACAAAGCCATACGTGATCGCAGCAATTGTCGCTGTGATAGTCGTTGTAGTAGTTGGAATCTACTTCTACACTTCGAACAAAAGCGAGGGGTTCTACGCGTATCCTGTTAATGCCGACCGCATTGGTTTAGAAGATACAGCTAAGCGTCGGTACAACGAGTATGCCGACATGATGGACACCGAAAAAGTGCCTATCATACCAGCCGGCGACGCAGGTGATCCCGTTCTTCAGGGATTATTAGGGACCCCGAGTTATGCGCCATCCAAAGATGCCCGTAATTTGAGCGCACCGAACTATGATGACCAACTTCCATACAAATCCCCTCCCGAGAATAGCATTCTGCTGGCGCGAATCAGAATGTGCGAATCAATCAAGAATTGGGACTGTACCGCACTAGAGAACCCAGAGTTTGCTAAATACTGTGGTTTATGTACGGCACAGGGACAAGACCACTTGGGTAAGCCACACCTTGGAGGTCTTTACATTGACCCCCAGATGAAGAGTCGTGCTGAAAGTGACGGAGTCAGCAGTGGAACGGCGCCAGTGTATAGTCCAACGGCTGGAATCTGCAGAGGTGAGTTTATCACCACAAGACCTCGTTGTGACATTCAGAAGGATAGATTTGAAATCACACAAGCGCAAAACTTTAATAGTTCTGCAGCGGTTGAGAAGGGCGCCCTGTGCGTTAATAGTACAACTAACACATTCGTGTATATCGGCAACCGTGGACAACGTGATACAAACTACGCGTTAACCAAGAAGCCTGTTGCTTTCACGGCGCGCCTCCGTTTCGCGGTGACTCACCCCAGTGAAGCCACGATTACGGTAACTCGTAACACTGACCAGAAAGTTATGGCTGGTGCCTACATCCCGAATACAAATGTATATATTGTAGACTTGTTAAACGCCAAAGAGAATGATAAATACACGATAAATATTACATACCCCGAATACCAGGGCGTCGACTTTACGGAAGATGATAATAAACGTATCGCTGCTCTGGTAAATCCTAAGCGCGCCCCACTAACTCGCGCGATGTACGGTCCCCAAACGGGTGACCCAACGAAGGATGATCCCCGTGCGGCGGATGTCACTCAGTACATCAGGGACAAGTTCAAGATTGTCGACTGCTCGAAGACAACAGTTTCTGTAACAAATGACGGTATGGGTGGCGATCCTACACCAGGCATAGTGAAGCAAGCGCGGTTAGTCTATAGCAACGACGGTACTGATTTCGCCTATGCAGTGGGCAATGAGGGCTCCCTGACGCAGGGTGTAAATACAGCAAGTTTCCCCACACTCTGTCCTCCAACAACACCTAAACCTGACGCAGAAAAGGCTGTATGCGAAATATCAGATGACCAGACAGCAACTGGAAGGACATACACCGCCGGTAATAACAGAAATTATCCTGGTGCGGCGGCTTCGGCGCGCTGCGTGAAGGAGGCTCCCAAGAAATACCGCGGTATCGTCGGCATATGGGAATCGGTAGGCTCCGCTCCACGTACAGTACCACTTGACCTCTCTGTTCTACAGATAAACGGCTTCAACGTCGGTGAAGCCGGTGTGCCCAAGTTAGGAACTCTGAGAAACAGCAAGTATTTTGCGGGATTAGTACCCGCATCAAAGGCGTTTGGCATACCAGACTATCTTTTCTGGTTCTGGGCGCGCGACCCAAAGTTGAATGCGTGCGATTTTACGGTCGTTGTACCGGCTACATTCCGCGACACAACCGTCCCAGATGATAACTCGTTGTGCCCGACAGGTCCGCTCATCAGCACGCCCGAGGCGGCAACACGTCTCCAGGCGGGTGCGTGCGAGAAGTTGATTAATGGTAAACCACAGGAACCAGGCACGTACACAGTAGATTGTATCAAGTCGCTCTATTTGGCATCAGGATGCACAGCCGATGGCAAAGCCTACCCGAATAATGCCGATAAGTACAAGGCTGCGACAGTTGATTCTATCTCTAAAGCGCAACTTGATATCGACACCATCAACCAGAGTATGAATGAGCGCTACACAATCGCAACAACAGGCAGTAACTCTGATGGTGCTCGTATGGAGCAAGATTCATATGTTGCGGCAAATCTTGATTGCTTCGGTAAGTTCGTAACCAATCCTTGCGACACAGCGTTTGCGGCGACGGGTCCCCACACACCCGCCTGCCTGGACTACCTATTCCGTAACGCGGGCAAGGATAACAACTCCATCGGACAGACCTATCCAGGACAATATAACAGAAGCAGCGGCACGGACCGCACGGATAAGACACCTCTTATGTACTGCCAACGTGCGGGTACAATGTCCCCTGTTGGTGTGGATGGAAAGACGAACTATGATGCGGTTTCTACAGCGAACTCCTATGGTGGCGTCCAGGCTGTACGCGACTTCTATAGACAAATCCACGCCGACGCGAACTACAATAGCGAAATCACAACGCAGAAGATTGCGCTCAATCAGTGCTACGGTGTCGGTGTTATGTCTAAGGCGCCAGTGTGCAAGGGCTCGACGGCGCGCTATGTTCGTGTGCGTCCTACACTTGAGTTCGGTGACAACTGGATCCAAATCTCGCAGCTCCAGGTTTTCGATATATATGATAACAACGTATCATACAAGAAGCCGACCAAATCCTCGTCAACTTGGAACAACGGCGCGGATGGAGCGACGTCGGATAAGGCGGTCGATGGAAATACAAAGTCCCGTCCCTACCCGGCTATCTATCACGCGGGTTCCACCGATATAAACTCGACATATTGGCAGGTTGACTTACAACGGTCCACTGAAATCGCATATGTTGTCTATTTCAACCGCGCTGACTGCTGTCAGTTCAGAGCGCGTGGTATGCGCGTACAGCTGCTCGACGAAAATGAGGTTGTGCTCAAGGAAAAGAAGCTAAGCGGCGCTATGATGGAGACACTGATGTTCTCAAATGCTAAGCCGTCAGCTCTACTTAGACAGGGCACCGAACTACAGTTAGTTCCTGGAAAGTACAGCGGCGCAGCATTATCCGTTGTGGCAGGCGGCGAGGCGCTAATTAAGACAAAGGTGAATACCAATGCATTCAAACAATCGGCAGCCTTTGTTGCTATGGCTGGTAACGCCGGACTTGCGGGCACCTTCAGTTTTAAGCACAAGTTCGGTAACGGATATGTTCGCGTACAGGGTTTCCGCGTGCGTGTAGCACCCGACGATGGAACTGTTGCATTCAAAAATGAGACTTCATTCAAGATAGTAGACTCGGTTGCGAATCTACCAGGTGAACTGTCATATGAGTCGGTGTCTAGCCCAGGAGCCTATTTGGCTGTATCTGAGAATATGGGTGTCTATGTTTCACCTGCCAACGGTTCTGCTCAGCAGAAGTTGTGCTCTTGGCGTCTTGTTCCCTCAACAATCTAAGCCTACTTATACATTTTGTGTTGTTAATTAAACATTTATAACACAAACCTGCAAAAAAACATACTGGAAGATAGTAGAGATGAACCTCAAGTTACCGAAACTTGTTTCTAAGATTCTACCATTTGACTCTCCGGTACAGATACTGATACTTTCGGTGCTTGTTGTCGCGGTCGTGGTAATTGTATATAGAAGTTTCTTCGCCTCGAAACACGAAGGCTTTGGAGCTATGTACGATAGTGAAAACAGTTTTACTCTGTCGCAGAGAGCGCTCTTCATGGATAAAATGAATAAAGAGGTTCCTTACAACAGTGACCTGGAAAATGATATGTCCCGGTTCAAGGATGCTATCAAGAATGTTGATTCAGGTATTAATATTGTCCAGACAAACAACGTCGATAAGTATTTCCAAAAAGACCCTATCCCCGGTATTCGCGCTGCTGAACAGCAGTGTAATGTTCAAGACCCTGGCTTATTGCCTGTACACCCTAAGACTGGTATAGGATGTGGCTGGTGGTACCAAGATGATGATAATAAGGTATCACAGGGTGTTCGTGGTACTGAATTAGGTCCACTGGATTCACAAATAGACGCAAAGGCACCAGGAGGCGAGTGGATATGGGATCTTGGGCTGGCGCAGAAGAGAGAGGACACAAAGCGCTGTCGCAAAATTAAGAGCTGCGCGCTTGCCGATATGGTTCCTGGCAAATGCGGATTCTGTCTAGCGACAAGCACAGGTGTTCCGGTCGATGCATATGGGCGCTCTAAATACGTGAGTGATCCGATGATAGGCTGCACGGATGCTCCTATTACAAAGCCAGGAAGCTGCCCTCCCCCAGCACCGCCAGCGGTTGTAATAAATCCAGATGGTTCGGTTACACAGCCTTTGCCACAGCCACAGTTATGTGATCCGGTTCAAGGAAAACTAACATTAGGGTGCCTAATATCATTGGCATTGGGTGCTGGCTGTAAAGAGGAGGGTGCTATATTGAATATCTTGCGTGGAGATTCTATGACGTATTATCGTGGTAGAAGCTCAGCTAACTTCAAATTTAAGAAGGCATTAGAACTTATTAAGAATGACGCAAAGCTAAATAGCGGCGGTGCGTACTTCGGAGATGGTGTATGCGAAAGAACCGACGCGCTATCCTATTATACAAATATGGTGGCGGCACAGCGGACAGGTCCGACAACACGCGCTCGCGAAGCGGCTGGATTCTTAGTCGTGGGCTCGGATTTTGACCCCTGCGATTATGACCAGCAGCAGAATGGTCCATTCGATCTCTATTGTAAGGAACGCGTAGCGCGCGAGAAGGGGTGCCAGCCAGCAGGTTCATCATATCCCACGGAAGCGAACAAGTCCGTATATGACAATATGACCTGGTCGAAATTTAACCAATATTTCACCGATCTTTACTCGCAAATGGCGTCCGGTGATAAGACTATCCAGGCGGATTCTACGCAGAAATGCCTTGGCGTGACAATAACACAGCCGCCAGCCGATTGCGGCGACTTGAACGGCTGTGAGGTATTGTGGTACGCGTGGGCGTACGAATGGGACCTCCCTGAAAAAACTTCCAGCAGAGCCACGTTCTATGGTCGCCAGATTCTGCCGACTCTGCCCAATTTCAATACAGGTGGAGCCGATTTCAACCCGTACGGACGCGCTGACGTAATGGCTATGCACATCAGAACCCGCGTTACAAATCCTACGTCGCAGACTGCGAGTATGTGGGTCATGACTGACGACGGTGTAGCGGTAAAGGCGAACGGTGCGATGGTTCTGCGCAGCTTCTGGGACCAGGGTCCCACAGCCTACACTACGCGCAGCTTCCAACTTATTGAAAATAAGCCGACTGATATCGATATGTATTTCTATGAGAACTATGGTGGCGCGACTTTCATACCTAGAATGCAGATTGGCGGCGGCGGCTACAATGTCGTGCCAGAAAAGATGCTCACGATGCGTGTTCCCAGCGGCTTCCCAATCGCGCGTTGGGACTTCTATATGGGGTCTTTAACTGACAGAAATAACGTATTAACAACAAATACGGTCGGTAACGTCTCTATCGGTATGATTGATGGCAAGAAATGCGCCCTATTCAAGGGAGCTAATAATTACCTTCAGGTGGTAAATCCCATAAGCACAACTGCCTTCAGGTCAATCACCATGATGTTGTTTATCCGCAACTTTCCATCCCCTCACGGCGAGTATCCTCGTCTATGGGAGATGAATACCAACGGCTTTAATGGTGCCTGGTGCCAGGACTCGCTCTTTGGTTGTATGAGCCCGAACAATACCCAGGGTATCGGTTTCTACGCCCAACGCGGATGCAACGGTCCCTCTATATGGACTGGTGGCGGTACATCAAGCAACGGGCGCTGGACACACGTCTCTTGGATACTCGACGAAGATCTCAAGGGATACACGATATACATGGATGGCACGAAAATGGCTCGCGCACGTGATGAGAGGTCGGATATTTTACGGAATAAGATCTATAATAATTTCTACATCCTGAACTCTGTCGAGCGCTTCGATAAAGATGTAGGCGTTGCGTGGATGCACATGTTTGACTACACCTTGTCGGCGGATGATGTTAAGATGGATATGGGTCTTGGCTTCACGGATGTAAAGGTCTACCCTGAGGATTCCAGCTCGGGTTGGAAGAATCGTTTTGCGAAGTAAGTTCGCAAAGTATACTTAGAATAGAAATTGTAAATTTCTGCTCTAAAATTTCACCGTAGTAAAGAGAATGCCCAAGGTCGGCACAATACTTATAGGAGTATTGCTATTTTTACTGCTTATAGCAGGTTTTATATATTTTAATAAACGTGTTGAGGGCTTTGCTACAGACGATGTTCTAGCAAATAATCTTAGCGTCGGTCAATTGAAGAACTACAGAGCCACTATGGCTCAAGCAAGAGCTAATGGATATAGAAGCACTGGCGCCGGCGCTAGCACAAGAGATGATTTTCTGGCTGGACAGAAAGAACTATTCAATCAAGGATTTAATAAATCGCTATTTACAAATTCAGAATTACAAAAAGATATTACCGATAACGCCACAGCAGCCTTAGCAACAACAGATACTTTTGGAAACACACGGAACGCTGCACTTGATTTATCGGTTTTATTTGAAGATGACCCGTTCCCCGGCTTAGATAAAGAGAATAAGCAGTGCGCAAATGTTCTAGAACCTCAATTTATGCCCCCACATGAAAAGAATGCAGTTAAGGGATGTGGATGGTGGTACGTAGACGCCGACGATTCAGTTTCTATAGGGGCACTCGGAACAGAAAAGGGTCCTCTAAATTCCACCACACTAAATGAAAAACATAAGGGCGGTGTCTGGATATGGGATATCAGGGAGGCTCAGAAAAAGGAGGACGTTAAGCGGTGCCGTAAAGTTAAATCGTGTGATGTCGCAGACCTGGTTCCAGGAAAATGCGGGTTTTGTCCTGGACTAAATCGCGGAGTCCCTGTTAATAACTTTCAAGGAGTTAGTATTTATCAAGACGATCCCGAATTGAATTGTGGTACTTGGGCGATTACAAGTCCAAGCAATTGTCCCCGCCCAAAGCCTGAAATTGACTCTGACGGGCAAATGTCAAATCCCTCGTCAGAATCAAGTTCAGGCGCACGGCTGATATGCGATCCAAATCCAGCAACAGGACAGCTCTCTACTGAATGTTTAATGAGTCTAGCATCGGCAGCCGGCTGTCAACCAGAAGGCGCTATTATAATTATCTTAAAAGGCGATTCAGCCGGTTATTTGAAGAAGAGCGGTGCCAATTCACAAAAGTTTGCAATAGCAACAGAGGTGCTTCGTACAAACAATTCCTTAGCGATAGACCTAACGCCGTACGGCAAGGGGGTTTGTACTCGTTCCGAGGCATTGAATTACTACACTCGTGTCATAAAGATTATAATGCGAGTACCGAATACTGCTGAAGATAGACGTTCGGAAGCTGCCGCACGATTTCTGGTATACGATGCGACAATATTTAATGAGTGTGAGCAAAAGCCAGATGACATGGGTCCATACCCATTACATTGTCTTGAACGCGAAGCGCGTGAGCAGGGGTGGCAACCGGCGGGTTCCGAATTTCCAACAAAGGAGACAAAAGATATATATGACAATATGACTTGGGGGAAGGTTCTACAATACTTTAGAGATACAGTACAAAATACGAAATCCGACGATTTCAAGGTGCAGGCGCCAGCGGTGAAGAAATCGCTTGGAATATCGATAACACCACCTGAAGCAGATTGTGGCGATAGAAACGGACTCTCTATGTATATGTATCAATGGAATTACGACTGGCGGTTAGGACCAGGACAGGCACCCAAATCTATTTATTATGGGCGTATATCATCGCCAACGTTTCCTGAAATAAATAATAATGGTTCATTTACACCATTTAATATCGGCACGGACCGCATTCATATGCGTATTAAAACTCTTCTAAAGCCAGTCACCTCGCTAAAGACACGTTTCTGGGTTATGACAGACGACGGTATTACGATAAGCGACTATGGTGGTAGAACATTACTCTCAAAATTATACGACCAGGGACCCACATCGTATGAATCTAACCCCACAATGCTTCAAGAAAACACTAATAGCGGGTTTGTGTTTGATTGGTATAATAATTATGGTGGATATGTTGCTATGTTCCGTTTATTTATGGAGGGTAAATATCAACCGATACCAGCAAGTATGGTGTACCAGACGCAGCCCACAGGGTTTCCGTTTGCGCGTTGGGATTTCTATACGGGTCGTTCAACAGAATTATGTCATATTCTTGATTCCGAAGTTGTTGGAGCAGTTACAGTTGAGACTATCGATGGTAAGAAGTGCTGTCGCTTCACTGGTCGTGACCACATTAAAATTACCAATGGTATCAAGACTACCGCTTTCCGCAGCATAACCATGACAATATTTATTAATAAATTGGTTGGACCGTGGCCGCGCCCGTGGGAATTTAACAATAATGGATTTGCGGGCAGCTGGTGTGACGATGCAGTATTTGGATGTATGAGCCCCAATAACAGCAAGGGAATCGGCTTCTATGCGAAACAGGGCTGCGCTGGACCTGAACTATGGACGGGCGCAAATACCATAACGGTTGGAAAATGGTATCATATTGCGTGGGTTTTGGACGACGACCTTATGGGCATGTCCATTTATATTGATGGCGCAAGAGTCGCCAGATATCAAGACCAGACATTTAGAACACTCATCAATAAAATCTACAAAAACATGTATATTTTCACTAGCGTAGAGCAGTTTGATAAGGATGTGGGTGTTGGATGGTTTAGAATGTTTGATTATCCGCTCTCAGCCGATGATGTGCAGACGGATAGAGCAAATGGGTGGTCAGAGAAGGATCGCCACGAATATTAGAAAACCTCATGATTTAGTATTACAATATAACACATTGTAATATTAGACCAACGGGCATTTCAAACGGGCAGTTCAAATACATAAACTAGTTTATACAGAAGTCTTTGCTACACCTGTAACTATAACACTTTCACTACAATCAGTATTAACTGGATTTGTTCTAAGCACT